CATCCTTATAAATATGCACAAGAGTTCGTTGAGAAAGCGTTGCAGATAATACCCGATGGTCATAAGGTTGCAATGTTCTTAAAGGTTCAGTTCTTAGAGGGCAAGCGCAGACGAAAGATGTTTGATGTTACACCACCAAAGCGTATATGGGTGAGCAGTTCACGCCTAAAATGTGCGATGAATGGCGAATTTGATAAAACGGCAAGTAGTGCAGCGTCTTATGCGTGGTTTGTTTGGGAGAAAGGTTTTCGTGGCGATACAATCGTCAAATGGTTCAATTAAATAATGGTTTTTCTATGATAAATGAAACAGACTTAAAGATTGAGAAGATGTCGATGCTCAAGCGCATTGGTGAAGCCGTCAAGGACTTTGTTAATAAAACGGGATATGACAACGTGAGCATTGGAGCAACGTGTTGTAATGGTGAGTTTATGACAAATGACGGTAAAATGCACGAGGGACTTCATATTGATTTCACGTGTGATTATTGTAATTCCGAATTTGATAACGAGGACAACGATGAATAGATTTTTCGAGGTCATTGACCGAACATACGGCAAGCAGATGCTTAACCTTGACAATGTTGAGATATTGTCCGAAAGGTCATACGAGGTTGTTATGACAGGTGGGAAGCGTTTTAAGATTATCAAGGAAAGCTTTGACGGCTTGCTTAATGAACTAAAAAAGCCATATTCAGATGCTACGGCAGAGAAGATGTGTCAGTTACAGAATGATTTAACGATTTCAAAGGACGCTATCACGAATATATACCTTCTATTGATGGATTCAACAATTTCTCCTTCTGTATTAGGGAAGGTGAATGATTCCGAATTGCAGAGCATGATAGCAAAATGCTATACAGAGATAAAGAAACTTCAAAATAGATAATAGGAATGAGTGTTATTTTGGATATGCTGCATGATTTCACGAATTTTACAGAAAAGATTGAACGTGATATGCATGAAACAGCAAAAAAACTTCAACTTCCAAATGAGATTGATTTATATAACTTCTTTGAGCAGTGGAGAGGTCGTGCTTATTGCGTTTTGGATTCTTCTCTTCCTGATTACTATAAGACATTTTGCGTGTATTCAATTCCAGAATTAGAGCAGGTCAGAAATAAATGTAAAAGAATTGAATACTATATATCAGAAAACAGATTTTACTGTCTCAAATTCAAGAATAGAGGTACGTTCCTTGTGAGCGAGAAGCGGTATAATGAACTTAAAGCAAAGAAAGGGAAATAATTATGGGAAAATTCATCGAAATTAAAGCATTTGTTTATGATTCATGCGAAGAAAAGCGCGTGTGTCCACTATTATTAAGCCTGTCAAAGGTAACTGCTGTGTGTCGAGAAGACAACGAATGCCATGTCTACACCGATGATGCACGGTTTCATGTACCAGAACAGTCTTACGGTGAGTTGTGTAAAGCTCTTCGAGCATATACCGAAGAGAACAGGAACAATAGGCTCTGCGAGTTGCAGCATGATCATACATGGATAAAGCAAGCGGTCTGCAATCTGTCGGCAATGACGGAAAAAGATAACGTAGGCTACAAGCCAGCACTTTTGATAGGTTGTAATGACAAAGAACTCGATTCGATGTTTTCTGATTGTTACGACAAAGTCCGTAAGATGCAGGATCGTATTAATAGTTTGGAGAACGAAGTTAGAATTATGACAGAACCAAAGAAAGGAAAATAATTATGAGTGCCATAGTAGGAGGTTTTGCACCCCAAGATTTAATGCAAGATAAGTACAGATGCACTGGCAGAACAACTCGCCTTTGCGATGCCTTTATACAAAAATTATTTCAGAATGTCGGAAAAGAGATTCAAATATATGACCATTATGTAACTTATTCGTCAGATAATATGCTGACCGAAAAGATTGTAAACCGATTAAAATTGGAACACCCTCATGTTAAATGGAGTATACGTATAAAAAATGGTTGTGTTTTTATGAGTATAACAGACGATAAAAGATAAGCTATGTACATAGTTCAACAGCAAGATTTGTTTAATTTCCGTGATGTTTTTGCATCAAGCCACCCACAGGTAGCCTTTGAGTATATGAAAGGACTTGAATCAGTGCATGGCAAAAGGTATAGAATAATTAAGCGGTATAAAAAATAAATATGATATGAAACAAGAATTTAAGTTTGAAGTAGGTCAATACGTAAAAGTTGCAGGTAAGATATTGGAAATAAACAAGGATTTACCTAAATATCCTTGCAAAATCAACTATCGGTTCTTTGACGGAAAGGAAAATTCTTACATCATCTGCGATGATAACGAAAACGAAAGACCATTTTTCGAGAGAGATTTAGTGCTTTATGTTAATGATGGTAATAATTATGACACTATTCAGGAAATGCAAAAGGAGATTCTTGATTTGCAAAAGCGTATAACGAGCCTTGAATTTGAGGTTAGTAAAGCAAACCGGGATCTCAATGCCTTTTCATTACCAACAAGCAAAGTTGCGAGTGGCAATGAAAAGAGATATGATGAAGCAGAGGCAGAAATAGCAATGCCAGTGTGTGAGTAATAAAATAAATTAAACGATAAGATAATTATGGCAGTAACAAAAGAAGAATTAGCAGTTTTGCTATCAGAGAAGAACGGTTCAACAATCACCCGTTCAAAAGAGTTTATTGACGACTTTATTGATGTTGTTATCAGCGTTCTTGCTGGAGGAAAAGATATTAACCTCCGTGATAATTTCCGTCTTAAGGTTATTGAGAGAAAGGCAAGAACAGGGTACGATTTCAAGGAAGGAAAACCTATCAAACTTTCTTCAAAGCGAGCTATCAAGTTTATTCCTGGTAAATTATTTAAAGAAAGGGTACTTGAATGCAAGAAGTAAAGATTTTGCTTGAAGGCGGCGTTATGCCGGAGAAAGCAACAGAAGGTGCTGCGTGCTATGACCTTTATGTTCCAGAGGATTTTAAGTTGAAGCATGGTAGGCAGGTATTGCCACTCGGCTTCCGTATGCAGCTGCCGAAGAACATAGCGGCAATCATCAAGTCAAGAAGCGGTTTCTCATCAAAAGGTATCGAGGTGATGTACGAGCAGTTGTGTGAGTTGTACACAAAGCGTCTTGATGCAGACGTGTTACTCGGCACCATAGACAGCGATTATACGGGTATCGTCTGTGTGATTATTGACGTTCACGATGAATTAGTATCACACACGTTCATCGCAAAAGGAACACGCATTGCACAGATGCAGTTTATCGAAGTACCTGAAACAGAGTTTAAGCAGGTTGAAACTCTTGATGAAACGGAGCGTGGCGATGGCGGCTTTGGTTATACAGGTGCAAAGGAAATTGTTAAACAGAGTGAGAAGCCAAAGAAGAAAGCTGGCAGACTACGTAAAACAAAAGAGAAGTAATTATGGAAAAGATATTCATTGGAATTGACCCAGGTGTTTCAGGAGCGATAACTGCTCTTGATGAGAACGGAAAGGTTGTTGCACTTACAAAGATGCCTCAAACAATGGGTGAACTGTTGCATTTTCTACAACAATTCACAGATAACAATACGACTTGTTATTTGGAGAAGGTTCACGCACATCCTGGCGATGGTGCGGCAAGTATGTTCAAGTTCGGACAAGGTTTTGGTTGGCTTCAAATGGCATTGTTGGCAACAAAGATTAAAACAATAGAGGTACTTCCAAACACGTGGATGCGTGGTCTTGGCATAAAGTCAAAGAAAAAGGACGAAACAAAGACCGCATATAAGAACCGTCTGAAATTCGTTGCTGAACAGTTGTTCTCTGATCAGAAGGTTACTCTTTGGAACGCCGATGCGCTGTTGATTGCTCATGCGGTCTACGTTGCAGATAAGAAGGGAGATATTAACGAAAATCTGGAAGGTTAGGTTATGATGGAAGAAAATGTAAATCACCCATCGCATTATAATCGTGGTAAATTAGAGTGCATTGATATTATGGAGGACGTGTTTGGTATTGACGAAACAAAAGCTTTCTGTAAACTCAATGCGTTCAAATATTTGGTGAGAGCCGAATTAAAGGGTAAAGAGATGGAAGATATTGACAAGGCTATTTGGTACTTGCAAAAGCATCAAGAACTTACCAAAAGACAGGAAACAAACAAAATTATTGATAATGTTTAAGCAATGGAACAGAAAGGATTAGAATTGGGTAAAATCTACCATGCAGGTAATTTTATCATCAAGAAATTTACACGCACACTGACAAAGAAGCAGATGCTTCAATTACGTGATGCAATGAACATTCCACGTGATGTTCAGAAGCATTTGGGGCGGAATGGCATGCAGTTTATCAAAGCATCAACCATTAGTGGTTCGTGGAGCGTTGAGTGGGTGTTTGGAATGTCGTTCTTTAAGGCGATTGATGAAATGCCTGTAAACGAAAATGGAGAGTTCTATGGGACCGCACTTGATAATCTCACGATGATACTTACGTGTATGTTTGCTGACACGTCTGTCGTTGGCGATATGGAGTATATGGTAGAGAAACAGAAACTCATGCATAAGTATTTCGACCGTATGGCAAATAAGGGTGAAATGTCCGATGAGAAAATCAAGGAGAGCGAAGAAGCTGCCGATGAGGTTCTCAAAAACGAAGAACACAAGGCGACGTTAATCAATATGGCAAAGGAGGTAAATAATGACAGACAAAATGATTGAGCAGTTGCAGGATTACGCAAAGCTGCAAGATACTCTTTATCTTATTGAACATGCGCTCGAGGGTGGATTTATGGAGTTTCCGCTTCCGACATTCAATGATGAGTGGACGAATAATCAAGTTGAGAAGATAATTCAAATAATCGTAGAGAAAAGGTAAGGAATAAAACAAGGGGTGTTCTTTTTTTTGAAACACCCCTATAACCAATTAAATTAAGAATTATGTGCGAAAAAACTATTATGACAAATTCAGTTTTTTGTATTATATTTGAGCACATATTCAAAATTATGCTGCAAAGGTAGTTATTTTCGTGGTATATAATATATAATATAAGTTAAAATTCAACTACTATACAAAATATATAGTATATATGTAGTATATTTATTACAAATGTAGTATCTTTGTGGTACAAAAGTTCTACCCACCGTGCGCAAAGGACAAGGCTTATAAGATACTTCATATCTATTTAATATAAGACGAGGTTGTTAAACGGAAGCACGGATTCGTTTAATGACCTCAAACTTTTTAGGACAGATGAAATATATTAGAAGATCATTGATAATTGAATGTTTCGGTAACAAGGAATTGCTGAAAGCACTCGCAATGGCGTATCTAATCAAGCATCGCACAAAGTCCTCAAACATTCGTCATTATTCAATTAACCTTATTCACTCCATTACTGGCATTCACGCTACTACAATCAAAAAAAGATTGCAGACACTTAACGAATATGGGCTTATTCTCATTGAAACGGACAATCTCATTATACGTTCAACCGTCAGCAAGCATTCAAAGCGAAACATGAATATCGGTCGAATGGATTTCACAAGTGTAAAGACTGTTGAGAGGTCATTGCAAGTGTTACAGGTCGTTTTTCTGCAACAACGTAAGGATTTCTGTAAGCATACTATTCACAACGCTCACAACGGCTTTAATTCAAGGAAGATTAAAGCTGCGAGAAAAGCATGTAGGAAGTATGGTTTTGGAAATAAATACGTCGAACGTGGATTATCGTATGCAGCAATAGCAAGAAAACTCGGATTGTCGGTTACAACAGCTTTCAATGTCGTAAAGCAAGGAGTTAAGAGAAAATACTTTAAGAAGTTTACACACTTTGTAAGAACTTTCCTTAAAGGTGTATATGGAATGTATATTGAAGGATATACATTCACGACAAAGAATTATGGATTTCAAGTACAAGCCAATACGTATAAGGTTGGTTGCAGATGGACGTAGTATAGCATGGTAACATATAGATTACAAAAAATGAAGACTCAAGATAAATTGAATATGAAAGAAAACGAAGTAAAACGGTTTAAGGGTATAAACGGCATGAATTCGCTTGAAATTGCAGAACTCACGGATCGAGAACACAAGAATGTTATGAGAGACATTCGGGAGTTATTAAACAAAGGAATTAACCGGCTCAACTTTGAGCTGGTTGATTACAAGGATAAAAAGGGGGAAACACGCCCTTGTTATAATCTCACTCCCAAAGGGTGTCTGATTTTGGCAAGTGGGTACGATGCCGTATTGAGAGAGAAGATAATAGACCGTCTTGAAGAACTTGAACTGCAAAAACGTAACGGAACCTTTAAAGTGCCGCAGACATTTGCACAGGCGTTGAGGCTCGCAGCCGAGCAGCAGGAGACGATAGAACGGCAGCAAAGAACCATTGAAGTCCAAAAGCCTAAAGCTGTTTATTTTGATTCATTGGTAGACAGAGGTCTCAACGTATGCTTCCGTGATGCTGCAAAAGAGATTGGCGTAAAGCAGAAGGAGTTCATTGCCTATTTGATTGAAAACAAGTATGTGTATCGCAACAAGGCAGGCAAGCTGCGTCCTCATGCTGATTACGACAATGATTTATTCGTAGTTAAGGACACGAAAAGCGACAGCAACGGCTGGGCGGGCGTACAGACCCTTGTAACGCCAAAGGGTAAGGAAACTTTCAGGTTGTTGCTTAACGCATAACTATGAGACGCATATATTTTGAAAATTGGCTTCTAACGAAGCTTGGCTTTTGTTTGGTTGATAAAGAGCAAGGTGTAAGAGTTTACGCAAAATACGATGGAGATATTTGTGGTTATCCTATAAGCCTTATGGAAGTCGCCACTTCAATGAGCTTTATTCATATATCCTTTAAACTTGATGAAAAACGTTGGGTGTTTTGGAAGACATTGTGGACAAAAGGAAACATAATGAGAGCGGAGGACGTTGAATCTATTTTTAAGATATTCTTTAAAGAAAATGAGAAGGAGATTAATAAGTATCTAAATATGTAAAGAAAATGAAGAATGAAACAAAATTAAAGAAAGTGATTGCGTTCTTAGAAGAGAATAATGTCAAGTATCGGCAGCACAAGAACGTATGGTTTGGTCATAGTGATGTGTTTCTGCCAGATACAAGGGTAGCAATCAAAATTGACGGGGAAGATAGAAAACGCTTTTACGAAACACATAAAGGAAAGTGTTATCCCGTATTTATTCGTGATGAAGATACACCTAAGTTCGTGTTGGAGAAGGTTCAGAACACGATTGTCAAGTCAATGATGAAAGAACAGGAATTGTTGATGCGTAAAAAGCAGAAAGAGGAAAATAGACGCATCAACGCAGAGCAGATGAAATTGTGTGCTGAAAGAAAGGCAGCAAAGAAAGCAAGAAAGGCTGCAAGGAGAGGGGGTAGAAGATGAAACAGAACTCTACTACAAATGGCGAGAACATGGTTAAGCGCACAGAACGTGGGTGGGCTGGTCATTTTATATGTTCCTATAGATGCTACTTTAGAAGAAATACCCTTTTAGAATATGAGGGAAAATTTATTGTTGTCAGTACCGTTGGTCGAATGGTAGTCGAATATGCTGATCACTCCGCGTTTGACACCGTTGGTTGTGATAGATACTACGAAACGATGGCATTCTACTCTGATACATCTGACCTGAAATTTCACGATATTGACGTAGAAAGACAAATCCATTTAGACTGTGATTGGGCTCTTAACGAAATAGACGATAATAAAGCCAATGATATGCACGAAAAAGCAGTAGATTGGGTTAGCCGTCAGATGGTGGAGCATAATATAATTATCCAAACTATGTAATCTGTAATGCAAACAAATATATGGCACTAAGTGAAAAAGAACGCAGCCTATTGTTCGCAAGCAAGAGGGCGCAGGCTCAAAGAAATGCAGCCGACCACGTGGCAAACATTCTTTGGAAGACGGCAGAGAGTATTGTTAAGGCAGCGAGGAAATACAGACCTTACTACCAAAGTAAAATAATGTCAAATGTTGCTCAATATGAAAAGGAAGCACGTCAGATTGCTGCCAACGCAGAGAAAGCTATTGAGAAGTACGTTGAAGCCTATTCGCAAGCAGGTGGAAGGGTTTTGAAAATAGACACCAAAGAGTTTGTAAGTAACTATCTAAAACAAGAAGTGTTTGGTAAGACGTATATGCAACGCAATAGCGAGTATCTAAGCGACTTTTCAGAGGATATAGTGAAATTGGTCAAGGCTGGTGTTTCTCTGCGCTATGACGAAAGGAAAATTATCAATGCCGTGCGCAGTTCGTACAAAGACCCCTACAATCGGTCATTGATAACAAAAGAGGCAAAGAAGAACAGTAAAGTGTTAGAAGTACCACATAGAGGAAAGAGTATTTTTTCGGCATCGTATGGAAATGTGATCCGTAATGCGCAAAACACGATAAACCTCGTATGGGGTAAAATTGAAATGGAATATGGAAAACGTAATAAAGCAATAGGGTTTCGCTCTTTTCGAGGAAGTTCATATCCTTGTGATCAGTGTGATTATGAAGCATCGTATATTCATACATTTAGAGATCCGTACCCACCTTATCACGCACATTGTGTATGTTATACTAAGTTTATTTTTGATAAAGAGGAATTAGAAAACGATTAAAATTATGAAAATAGAAAATTCGGAAAAAGCAATAACATTGTTAAAGGCAAAAGCAAATATTAAGAATGTACTCACTTATATCAAAGAACACAAAGATAGAACCGTAATTGTTTCTGTTAAATCAAAAAACTTGCAGAATAAATATGTATTTCTTGATGATGAGGGCATAAATGAAATTGTTAAGACACTTTGCGATATGGAAAAACGATTTGATACTAAATTAAAGGAATTATAATTATTTAACACGATTAACATTTGCAAGTGTGCGGATTTGTTCGTATCTTTGCAACGTTCAATTATTCACTGTGGACGATGCTGCGGCTCTTCCACAATATGGAGGGGCATTTTTTATGCTCGTCTATTTTCGAGGAAATTAAGATACAGGCGTATCGCCCCTTGGTTACATTGTAATGGTGTAGCCGTGCTCTTCACAGTGAAGCATTGAACAAAGGGTAGCGGTACGCTCTCATTGTGTATCAACCCTGCAATGTTTAATCGTTCAAAATCACTGTAAATGGACGAAACGCAAAATTTCAATGCCCCATGTGAAATGGGGTTGAGCAAGACCTTTTCTTACGGAAGTTCCAACGTAAGAATGAGGAAAGTTAATGGAACAGTGTTTGTTTGTCTTACTGATATGGCGAAAGGTTTTCCCGATAGAAATCTTTCAAATATAATTAATAGTAAGGAAATGACGGATTACATCAATCGCCTTACCGAAATACAAATTTGTAGTTCGGCTGATTTTCAATTAGTTACAACGACAAAAGGCGGAAATCCAACAG